GACTTAGACTACTGCGGAACAGAGTTCGCTCCGGACGGATTAGAGTCTGACAATAAATTTTTTGTTAGCCCTTCGGAGTATAGTTGGTTAATTTATCCTGGTGATAAATGGCACAGACCTGGTATAGTTCAAAGCAACAAATATAGATTTATACTAGCAGCAGATGTCGAATATTATTAATGCGGGTATGATGTAATGGTAACCTACAACTTTGCCAAAGTTGATTTGCGAGTTCGATTCTCGCTACCCGCTCCAATTGACATATAATCAAAAAGATATTATAATATAATAAACGGAGAATCACAAAATGATTAAAAATACCTATGTCAAAATCTGACTTAATAGAATTAGTTGGAGTTGTAGAAGAAGTTCTTCCCGGTAGTATGTATCGAGTTAAATTAGAGCAAATGCCTAATCCTATACTTTGTTATACCGGTGGTAAATTAAAGCAACACAAGATTAAAATAATTTTAGGTGATAAAGTTAAAATAGAAGTAAGTGCCTACGATCTTACCAAAGGTCGTGTAACATATAGATTGTAAAAGGAGAGTGCTATGGCACCTTGGATACAAAACGTAGCACTCAGCGATATACGTAAAGGTTTCCATATTGATGCAGGTATCAATTCTATGTTGATACAGATCTGCGATCCTCCCGGGGACTTTCCAACCCCGAAATACCAGTTCCGAGAAGTTCATCAATTCCAATTTTTGGATGTTGAGGAAAAAGATTATGTCTTAGATGAGGCAATGCGATGTTCACAAGAGCAGGCCAACGAGCTTGTTCGCTTGCTACAACACGCATTTGAACAGCGTATGAACGTTGTTGTTCATTGCCACGCAGGCGTTTGTCGCTCTGGTGCTGTTTGTGAGATCGGTGTTATGCTAGGCTTCCGTGATACTGAAGCTTTTCGTAGCCCTAACCTACTGGTAAAACATCGTATGATGAAGGCATTAGGTTGGACCTATGACGAAAATGAGCCTCACACCATTAACGGTCAAACAACTGAATTCGGAATCATTCTTCCTAAGACTGTGGAATGGACCAACGACAACGAAAAAGTTTTTACACTGGCCGCAGAGCGTAGAGCTCGCAGAGAAAGAGAAGGTGATATTTAATGCAGTATCTAGTTCACGCACGAAATAAAAGAACTAAACAATTCATTGAAGGAATATTACCTTCAATGATAAAACAATTAGGCCTAACAAAGAGTCGCAAAGCTCTATTTGTAAAGGTTAGTAGAAGTGATGTAGACGAAGATACTGATGGTCAAACTACTTACATTAGACAAGTAGGTGGTCTTATCGTTATAATAAAGCCTCAATCTTTAGAACGTATGGGAATTACACTAGCTCACGAAATGGTTCATGTTAAACAGTTAGCTAGAGGAATTCTTAAAACCGAAAAAGGTGTAAATTATTGGAATGGTAAATGCTATAATAAAAGGACAAAGTATCTAAACTGTCCTTGGGAAGTAGAAGCATTTTCAAAACAAGAATTAATTTTTCGCAGAGCAATAGCATAAAAAAAGGATAAATGATGGGCGAAGAATACGAAATGACTGTAGATATGCAAGAAGCATTCCAGCGATATTTTGATTATGGTTTCGAACCTGGTAGTTTTGGTATGGCGGTATTGTCCAATGATCTAGTCGGTGCTGTATTATACGCAGATCCATGGAATAAAAAAATGTTACCCGGCACTGTCCAATGGCTACTTGACAATGCTCCATACGGTAGTTGGGGTAATTCTACGCTAGTTAAAGAATGGCTCAGTAAAGGTGTGGCTTTTCAGCAACATCAAAAGGATCGTGTAGTTGACATTTTGAGTACACCGTAGTATAATAACACATTAACTTAGAAAGGAGAGCACTATGCCTAGCGTATTTTTAGTCAGTGATACGCACTTCGGCCACGCTGGCGTGTGCCGTTTCACTCGAGATGATGGAGTTACAAAGTTGCGTCCCTGGACAGATCCAGACGAAATGGACGAAGCTATGGTCAAGGCTTGGAACGAAAGAGTCAAGCCTACCGATAAGGTCTACCACTTAGGCGATGTTGTCATTAACCGTAAGGCTATGAAAACATTAGCAAGATTAAACGGAGACAAGGTCTTGATTCGTGGTAACCACGATATCTTTCGTGATACTGAGTACGCTGAATACTTTCGTGAGTTACGTGCATACCACGTTATGAACGGTATGATATTGAGTCATATTCCAGTACACGAAGCAAGTTTAGGTCGTTTTGGTGTAAACATACACGGACATTTACACGCAAATCGTGTGAAAAAAGCTCGTGGTGTAGATGCTAGAACAGGGGAAGTGTTATACAGCGATGAGATCGACACTAGGTATCATTGTGTGTGCGTAGAACAAACCCCAGACTTCGCTCCTATCTTATTCGAAGACGTAATCAAGCGTATCGAAGCAGAAGGTGGAAGTGTTGGCTTTAGGAACGGCAACGGACCTACAATGTAAAATAGGCCCTTTGGGGCCTATTTTTTTGACTAAAATTTCTATACATTTAAATACAGCTATGGACACGTTAATTCATTTAAACTATACTGTAGATAAAAAACGATTATTAGAAGAAGCCGAATTATTTCGAAATCAAGCAGTATCATACACAGATTCTAGATATCCAGAATTAAAATTAGATAATTGGTTGATTGGTCGTGGAACGACTGAATACATAGAAAATATCATCCAAGACTTTAAAGTAAAAGGCAGGCCTAGATTTTATTATCTAAAGCCATATGCAGTAATACCTGAGCACGTAGATAACGGTACACTATGCAGTCTAAATTTTGTCTTAACAGAAAATGCAAGTCCGATAATATTTGGTAATAAAGAATATTTTTACGAATCTGTTCTACTAGATACTACAGTTCCTCATAGAGTAGTTAACAATCAACACGAAAGAATTATGTTAAAAATTTCCATTTTTGAAGAAAGTTTTGAACAAGTAGCTAATCGGATACAAAAATACATACTATGCTAATCGACAAAGAAAAAATAATAAACGATACGATTCAAGTTTTTAATCAATCTAACAAACAAAAAGAAAAATTTAAAAAAATCAAATCGTACATCTACGAAGATGAATATAAAACTCTGCATAAAAATTTTTTAACACCGATCGATCTTAAGATTGACTGTGATTTATTCATCAATGAAGTAACACGATTTTCTGAGTATTTTGAACGATGGGGTTCTCAGCATAATCATCTTCCTAGGTTTGGGCTAGCTGTCGTTAATCAAGATGGTATTCTAAAGAAAAATGATCCTATAAACGGATCGTTGTATGAATGGAATTTTAAGAATCCTAACAATCCTATTATAGAATCTGATTGTGTCATTCCAACTGAAGTTTTAAAAATAGAATCGCTGTCTCCTTTAAAAGTTTTCAATCATCATTGGTGTAGATCAAATATTTTAAAATGGCACAACGGATCAGAATTTAAACCTCATATTGACACAGTTATTCCTAGCCCGTGGCTACGACTCTGGGGCACGACAAATGCAGAGAGTCTAGACCTAAGATATGATAACGGATCAGGCACCCTTGTGAAATTTAATAATATAGAGTCGGGCAGAATTTATCTTATAGACACGAGCGTTGTTCATGATGCTCGCGCCTTCGGTGATGATGTTTATCAATTTTTTCTTAGCGTTCTTCCTTCTTCTATAAATATCCTAAAGGATTTATCATGCCCGCATTAACTGATTTTACGGAAGATTGGAATAAGTATTCTCTAAAAATAGATACAGACAGAGGAGTGTTAACTTTAAAATGGAACGACGCTAATAATTTAGCACTATGGTCTAACATTCAGGCAGGGCTTTATCTACAAGATAAGAATTCTCTGCAAACGTTTTACGAACATTTTCCTAGATGGTATCAATTATTTTGGAATGCTAGATATAAACAAGGTCTTTTTAATTTACCAAACGACTCTGTCATTGTTGACATAGGGTCAGGAGTAGCTGTAATCGATCTGTTATTATCCTTGTACCTACCTCAGAGTAAATTTTATCTTATAGACAAGCAGGGTTTTAATTTTAGAAAAGGCGTGTATTACGACAAAGAGTATCCCGAATATAATTCCTGGGAGCCAGTTAAAGATTGCATCAATGCAACAGGTCTAGATCCTTCAAGATTTGTAATGCAATCGCCGGAAGAAAAATTTCCCGAAAATGTAGATTGTATAACTTCATATCTTTCTTGGGGCTGGCACTACCCAAAAGAAACATATTGGGAACAAGTCATGGCCAATCTTAAAATTGGCGGAAAGTTAATAATGGATGTACGTACTTTGCCCGGTAGAGATGTAGTTGCTGAAATTTCTGAAGATATGAAATCAGAGCCTGTGGCTCATTGGTTCGATATAAAATTACCAGAACACATCGACAATCTTCCTGCTCCCGAAAAAGGAATACCAGTCGGAGGAAGATTTATGTGGACCAGGAATGGATAAGTTCTCCAACGACTGGAACTTTTACGAATTAACGATCAATTCGAATAGGGGACCCTTAGATTTAAAATGGACCGATGTAGAAGAACTTGCAAAATATACTACTCTTCAATCCGGACTATTTGGGCAAAATCGTCCTTTTTCTAAACAAGTTTTTTTCGAAGTATTTCCTAAATTTTATCAAAATCTTTGGTCCCTAACAGAATCATTAGGAGGTTTTGACTTGCCTGATTCTGCTGTAATAGTTGACATAGGTTCTGGTATCGGGATTATGGATTTATTACTAGCGAAATTTTTAAAAGACCCAAAAATATTTCTAGTTGACAGGCAAGAATTAAATAACAGACCAGGTGTATATTTTTCAGAAAATTATTTTTTCTATAATTCTTGGGTACCAACAATTGATTGTCTAGAGTCAACTCCGGGTATTAAAGAAAAAATAACTATGCTAGATCCCCAGGACGAATGGCCTGAAGAAGTTGATTGTGTTACATCTTATTTTTCTTGGTGTATGCACTATCCTAAAGATGTTTATTGGGATAGGATTAAACAGCGTCTGAAGCCGAACGGAAAACTGATAGTTGATATTAGAAAACTTAAAGATAAAAATATCGTAGAAGAAATCAGCGACGAGTTTAAATCGAATCCTAAAATGCATAGATACGAAAATACTGTGGTAAAATGGATAGACGATAATCAAGATGACACATTGGGTTATAGATGCGTCTGGACAAGGAAAGACAATGTATAAAAAAGGTATTGTTAGATCAATATTTCCTACACTAATTTACGAAGCTCAGTATGACAACTTCGAAAATGTACAACAATCTTTAATAGACAGAGCATTAGCCAGTTTTGAAAATAACCTAGCTCCGGGAAATGATTACTTCGATAAAGATGGCAACGACATCTTTAAAAGAACTTTGCCTAATCTCCACCTACGACCAGAATTTAAAGATGTATTAGAAGTATTAGATTTTCACGGAAAAGCATATTGGGATTCTCTTGATCTTACTACACAAGAGGAACCTTACATTCTTCAATTATGGGCTAACGATGTACCTCCTGGAGGATTCACTGCTTCTCATAATCATACTCCTATTGCGATAGGAGGAGTTATGTATCTCGATGCTGATCCATTAAAAGGAAATATACATCTAGAAGATCCAACACATATGGTAAAGGAAAGACTTCCTTACAACTGGCAAAAAAAACCTTATGTTTATACGGAAGAAATTCAAGTAGAAGCAGGTAAAATTGTAATGTTTCCTGGATATCTTATGCATCACGTTAGATCAAATCGATCAACAACTAATAGGATAGTTTTGGGATTTAATTATGGATTATCCTGGACATATAAATCTAAACCATATTAAGGAATTAAAATGATCAATTATCAACAAATTTTCCCTCATACTATTTGTGTAGCAGATTATCCCGATTTTGGAGATATACAAGAATCTATTAAGTTAGAAATAAAAAAATATCTAGGAATAGATATTCAGATGGATTCTGATAAAGTTGACATTTATGATAGGGTGCATGATCATCCCTGTAGAGGAGGTGAGTACGGAATTATGTACGACGTAATTAATTTCGACAACCCTGATAGCCCCGACAATATTAAAAACCCAGATCTAAGAAAGTTGCACGATTGGATGAACGAACAATGTAAAATGTATTGGGAAGAATTAGGTTATAATAAACTCTTGCACCCATATATATTACAGATGTGGGGACTGTATCAAGGACCAGGTGGCTTTACAGCTTCGCACAATCATGCCGGAATACCCATATCCGCTGCATTTTATGTAGATGCTGAAGAGAAAGGAAATCTAGTGCTTGAAGATCCTTCGGAGTTAGTGCTGTCTAGAGCGCCTTATAATAAAGTAAAAGGCACACCGAAAAGATTTCATCACGAAGTCGAAGTAAAAAATGGTAGATTAGTTATGTTTCCGGGTTGGATGAAACACTTTAGTAGAGAAAATACTTCTAAAGAAGATAGAATATTAATGGCAATAAACTACGGATGTTTTGGCCGGGTCTATTATACAGATATGGGTTAATATAGTTCAGGAGCGACAGTGCTAGGGTTAGCAGAAATTCTGTCAAACAAAGAAAAATCCATTCTTAATTTTTCTTCATGATCATAAATTCTTACTGTGTAACTATCTTTCAAATTGATCAATTTGAGAACTAGTTCAAGTAAACCCGATTTAGGAGAAACTAAAGTATGTATTTCTTTACCATTCTCAGATATCTTAATTTTGTAAAAAAAATGATTTAGATCGTTGTCCATTGTGTTCTCGCATAATCTAAACATTGATCGATTCTTTCTTTATCAATGTGTCCCAATAAACTTAGATAGTTTAATGAGTTGTGTAATATCTGATGAGCATTGGATACGATTTCTAATTTGCTATACATCCAAGGCATTTTATCTACATCGGACCAAAAATATCCTTGTGGATCTTCGTACATCATAGACGGATCACCTAAATTCAAAGGCAACCCACATTTGTATTTTTCTGCAATTGCAGATGATTCTTTTAATAGAATTAAAAAATTATCTATATAATCTACAAAGAATTTTTTTGTGTTATCCTTTGTGTCAGTAGTTGCATATTGTGAAATATATCCAACTAGATCTTCGATACTTCCCGATACTACTTCCTCCGGAAGGTATACTCCCTCAGAATGTGTAATTCCGTTATCAAATATTGTATCAAGAACGCTGAGGCCATAATTACTTCCTGGTGATTGTAGTTCTGAATATTCCCAGACAGACCCATCGAACATTGACAATTCTTCTCTATATTTAGGAATATCAATTCTAAATGTTTTTAGTTCTTGAGATTTATTATATAATTCTTGATAGCAAGACCAATCATTTTTAAACCAGTCTTTTCTAATTCTTACAATTAATCCATTTCTTAAATTGTAGTATGCAACAAAATCGTCTCTGACGTAGATGTAACCATTTTCATCTCTAAAAATCCCAAAATCTTTAATATTAGCATTCGTAGGTAAGTTTGCAAAATAGGATTTCCTATTTTGAGGATCACTCCAAAATTCGAGTTTATTTTTCAACTGTACTTGATATATTGATCTTTGAAAAGCTAGCATATTTGTCCCCGTACAGTATTTATCTTTTTTGTGTCAACGTTGATTTGTATGGATTTACTAGGATTTTTCTAGTACAAAATTTTGCAGATTTTCTGGTGTAAGCCCGTATTTTGTTGTGTGCTGAAAATTGTCCTGTATATCGGGCGGAATATCTAGTGACACCCTGATGTTAAACAATTTGTCTTCGTCATTACCAAACAGGTCATTTAAAAAATGACGTCGAGACCCTACCCAATTTTGAAATCCATATGCTCGATCTTTAAAGAAAACTTCAATCCTATCTGTTTCAAGAAAATGAATATAACTGTCGTTTATAACTTTATTTAAAATTACCAGACTGTTATCAAAGTAATTTTCTTCATTTCCTAGCCCAGCTTGTCTATGGTCTGATTGTACTCCATTGTAATCAGTCAACGCACCGTATAGGTTGAAAAGAAATACTCCAGTAAACCAATCTTTGTTTGATAGAGTAAAATTTTCTACAACAGCATTAGCCCAATGACTAGAAATAGGACCTGGATGCATATCTACACCATCTGCCACATTCAAATAAACTCTTTTAATCTTCATTTGATATTTTTCTTGATATGCAGGTTCGGCCGCAGGAGAATTTGGTAATAGTTCAAATATATGATGCGTAGGAAACATTCCTAATGAACCGCTTTCTATCATGTTCTTTCTGATGTGAGATAATGTTTGACCAGGCATTCCCCAAATAAAATTACACCAAACAGGATTAGTTCTTTCTCCCCAAACCTTCACTTTGCTGTGTTTGTCCAAGATGTTTTTAATCAATGTTTTATGATATTCCCATTCTATTTCAGGACGATCAATAAGATCTAATACAACAGGATCTAAGTCTTGAAGATCAAATTTTAAGCCTGCGGTAACCTGATAGGTTAACATCTTATCCAACAGAGAATAAGAATGTTCTTTCTTTGTCTTAGAAAATTGTGTGCTTATAAAAATAGGTGTGTGTTTTTTTGATTGTTTTAAATCACAAATATAGTCTACTATTTCTGTATCTTGGGGTGTTAAACCTACATTAGGATTTGTCCAGTATATACTAGGAACTCCTATTTTACTGAATAGATTTAACTCTTTTTTCCAATTCGGAATTAACTCATCTTTACCCCAAATTCTTACCTTATGATGGAGACCTGAACTCCAATCGCAGAAAGAACATAAGAATGGGCAACCTTTTGTTGTTTCCCAGCATAGGGCATAAAAAACACCTCTGTCTCTCAATCCCTTTAAAAATTTTGTAATTTCATTTTCAAATTCAATGTATATACTATATTTTAAAATATCGTCTTTCTTATTCACCGGCTCGTGTTCACTAATAAATCCCTGTTTTGAAATCACGTTTAACAGATTTACTTCATGACCAGCTAAATGATCTAGTAGTCTCGAAAAGGCTATCTCAGCTTCTCCGTATATTACCCAATCAATAAAATCATATTTTCTAAAAAATTCTTTATCTCTATGCGCATCTAATTCCGGACCGCCGACAATAATCGTAAGATTAGGATTTTTCTTTTTAAAGAATTCTGCCATCTCAAAAAATTCTTTTTTATTCCATATATAGACACTAAATGCAACTACATCTATCTCTTCTTCCAACAACATATTGTATGTTTTTTCTAGATCGAATTCTTCCGGGCTGACTAAAAAATAAGGATCAGTCCATTGATATTCGTCCTTAGAAGCTGAAAATTTTACGTGATGAAGCTTCAGCATCCAGTTAATAGGGGACACATAGCAGATTTTCTGAGACCATATGCTAAGACAATTCGAACTGAATATTTTTATTTTTTTCATATGAAGTTAACCAAAGATAACTTAATATTTATAAGTATGATTTTTGTCCTACGATCGATCATATTGTCCGGCCCAATAAGACCCTTTGCACCCGATATTAAAGCCTAATATTAATCTAGGAGTCTCTGATAAATTTGCTTTTACGCTATGTCGAAGATACCCAGGAAACATAATTAGGTCTCCTGAACGAACAGATATTTCTTGTCCTATAGGATATTTGATATTCGGACTTATCGGTTGTGTCATTAACACTGTTTCTAAGGGATTTTCTAAAAACAAATTTCCTTGCTCCGGACTAGCATCAATGTACATAACTGCGGTGAAAGGCATATTTCCGTGCAGATGCGAATCTATGTATCCACCCTTTGGCGTTTTATTAGCCCATACTTGAAATACAAAAGGAGTTAATCCCTCAAAGTATCCGCATTCTTTCCAATAATTTTTAGCACAAGATTCGACAAAGTCTACTGCATCTTTTGTTTGATCAGGAAATAATTTGTGCAAATCATCAGCAGTATGATATGAGCATAATGTTCCTTCTCGCATAAAGACATTGTTATTATTTTTTGTTTCTTCAAATACTGATTCTAATTTAGAAAACAAATTTGTTTTTAAATTCGAGAACTCTGAATAATAATTCTTATATACTAAAGTAGGAAATAAACTTAATGTTTCTTGCATTATTGATATTTTACATTTGGAGCGTGTACAGGACCGATAGGATCTCCATCGTAGTGAACACTCTGACTAGTCATTTCAAGACCTTCTTCCCAATGTTGTGTTATTATCACTAACGCACCTTTGTGCCCTGCCCAGACGGAATGAACGTCTGATCCGTCGAAGGGATGTTCTGCGCCCATATAAACATTAGTGCCGTCTTCTTTTTCTACTTCACACACCGGTGTTGAATCTAGTAGTCTTACACCATTACAACTACCTGATAAAGTTCCTGATAGATATATGATTCTGGCATCTACTCCGGGATGTCCGTGCTGAGGAGTCTCCCAATTAGGAGCCAACATATACATTTCAGCTTGATACCTACCTTCTCTAAAAACTATAGCACTATAGGTATGATCTGTTACATATATGGGATCTTTAGCGGGCGGTCTGATCGGATACCCATTGTCTTTATACCAAGCTGTAAATTCATCTAAATTATTCCACATATTATTTTTCCAATGTTTTAATTATTTTACCGTGGCTAGGATCTACAGGATCTCCTGCCCAATTAATAGTTACAGAGTTAGGCGTTACTCCTTCCGGCCATTTTTCTAGACTAAGAAAGGCGCCTCCTTTGTCTCCTGCTATCAGGGCGTGAGTTTGCTCGTCTGTTAATTTCTCACTGCACATTCCAAATAGTTTGTTTGTACCGGTTTTACTAGGTTCTCTATAGTGATCGGAATAATCAAAAAGTTGGCCGTTCTGAATAGTATGTACATTTCCGCCCCATACCATAATAATATTTTCTACACCAGGATGACTATGCTCAGGGCTGCTGGTATTAGGCCGTACCAGATAAAGTTCTGCCTGATACTGCCCTTCCCTAAACAGCACATAGCTGTAACTTATGTCAGTGACATAAACAGGATCCTCAAACGGGGGTCTGATCGGAAAGCCGTTTTGTTTGTACCACTCTGCGAATTCTTCTAAATTATTCCACATGATCTGTCTCTCTATGCATATTTATTGGTTCGCAGGACGTATTTCTGTCCAATCTTGATACGGTACATCTATCATCAAATCTTGTACGTAAATTCTATCTTTAAAAGTTATTAGATTACATAATAACTCAGCGATATCCTGCGTTTTTAATTTTTTCGCCGACAATGATTTTGACATCTCAGTATCGACTAATCCCACAACTAAATTCAGTATCTGCGGAGATGCTTTAAGCTTTCTTTGCATAATGAAATCTATCTGAGACTTTTTGTCACGTATGTAATCTTTCATAAATTCAGGAACAACTTCTGTGTAGACAGCTTTGCTGGCAACATTTATTATTAATTTTTTTTGATTATCCCACTGTTGTACTTTATTTTTCAACAGATAAAGTTGTGAGTTAGGATAATACGCATTATTAATAAAAACATCGAAATCATTTGTTTCCATTAAAATACGATCTATATCAATTTCTTTGCAGATATCGTATCCGTTGGATCTAGAATATCCGTAGACATCGTGTCCTTTTTGAACAAGCTCATGATATAGGGCTTGCCCAATTCCTTTAGTGTGGCCAGTAATTGCTATTTTCACGATGTACTTATCAACTATCAGACAGTCTATAAATATTTGTCTACCTAGATAAAGAGATTACTGAATGCTTAAAGACATCTTTCCAGTCCAAATATATGAAGCAGATTTTCCGAATTATGAAATAATTAAAGACGATCTTTTGTCAGACGTTATGACTCTATTCAATCAAAACTTAGAGCTGTATTCAAAACACAGACTATTTAATCAGTCTTACAGTCTTGAAGGAACCGAACCTGGTATGTATCGAGATCTGCATAAGAAACTAGATTATCCAGAACTAATGACTTGGATACAGGGCGAAGTCGAAAAATACTGGCAAGCTCTCAATTACACTAGATTTGTGAAACCTGAAATCGTTCATATGTGGAGTAACCTAACTCCGAAAGGCGGTAATATAATACAGCACAATCATAGCCCTTACGAAATAGCAGGTTCATTTTATGTAGATGCCAGTCCAGATCGTGGATGCCTTGTTTTAGTTGACCCGAACGAAATGATAAGAGGACGACTACCTCATTATGATTCAAATGAAAGTAAGCAGGGTAGGTACTTCTTCGATCATATAGTTGAACCAAAACCAGGAAAATTAGTTTTGTTTCCCGGGTGGTTATATCACAAAACACAAAAAAATCCCAGCGATGATCCTAGAGTAGTTATAGGTTTAAACGCCGGATTAATGTACAGAATAGTATAATGTTATTAATACACAAAACAGTTAGTCTTTGCGATCATTGTTATCGCCACATACCAGCAAATGTCTACGAAGACAATGGTCAGATACTTATGGCTAAAAATTGTCCCGAACACGGAATAATGCACAGCGTAGTAGAAACAGATCCAGAATTTTATTACGGTTTAGATCATAAAAAAGATTTTACTACTTTCAATCAAGTATTGTTCGAAGTTACTGATAGATGTCAATTGAATTGTCCTCATTGCTATCATCTTCCGGATAACAAAATTAAAGATTCACCTTTAGATTTTGTAATAGAACAGGTTAAAACTTTTCCCAAAGATTGTATGCCAATGTTTGCAGGAGCTGAAGCAACTCTTCGAAAGGATTTTATTGAATTATGTAAAAAAATAAACGATCTAGACTTCGAAGAATTTTCGTTGATATCGAATGGAGTGAAATTCGCAGATATAGATTTTACTAAAAAATGCTTTGGGGCTGGACTTAATCAACTGTGTTTCGGACTAAATCATCACAGCTATCAAGGTAAACGAGTTCATACAAAACAATTAAAAGGGTTGAGTAATTTAATCGAAGTAGGATACAACTTAGGTTATGTAGGATATACTATCGAAAGTTTAGACGATGTTCCTGAAATATTAGAGGAAATACAAAAAATAAAATCATCAAGCATAAATCATTATAGAATTAGGTGCGGTAGTTTTATTGGTCGTAGCCTAGATAAACATAGAAGTTATCTAAGCGATCTGGTTAAAAAAGTAAAATCTTTATTAGGCGATGAAGTAAATTTCGGTGTGTATGATGATAATCCCTATCACGTTATGATGGAATGGGGAGATGTAAAATTAAGACTTATCCAGTGGCCAGATGTAACAAATATTGACATGGAAGAGCTGGCCACAGGCCCTTGGTGTCAATTCTACGACGGCCCTATAACTAATTTTGTTCACCAAGTAATAACCAGAGATGCTTATAAAAATATGAATATGCCTAAATTAGATGAGGTTCCGGTTAGATATCATTATCGAAGAATAACCAACGAATTTAACGATCATCATTGGAAACATCACTGGTCTGGGACTACAAAAATTTCCAAATTCGATTGGACTTTAGATCAAGATCAGAAGCCTGTTAAAATTTATACCCTAAGTCCTGTATGAAATTTATAGAAAAAATATCTTTAGAAGTTGATCTTAATTTAATTCTCGGAGACCTTGACACTGTTTTAAAAAAAATAGATTGGCCAGAGTCATCTTTAAAAGATAACGGTCGAGTATATCATGCTAATCAAATAGGTCTTACCTATAGACCTAATGCTAAATTTCCCTGGTTCGATGCTAGCGGGAGTCTGTATGATAAAGAACAGAAACATTTTACAGGAACTGAGCAAGATTTTACAGAATGGAATCCGATTGAAAAATATACAAAATCAGTAATTGAACAGCTATCTGATATGATGCGAATTAAATTTGGAAGAATTCGTTATATGAGGCTTTTACCTAAAACAGGTCTCAGTGTTCATCATGATTTTGAATCTCGATATCATTTAGTATTAAAAACTAATCCGAATTGTTATTTTTTAGATTGCGTTCCGGATATCGAAACAGCGACCAGGGGCTATCATATTCCAGCTGACGGATTTTTTTATAGAGTTGATACAACACGTAATCATACAGTGTATAACGGTGGTTGGGAGCCGAGAATTCATTTGGTTCTTAATGAGGTAAAATGACCTTTGATATTATTATTCTTACCGGGATATCGGGATTCGAATTTCAAAGAGCCATTGGAGCTTATCGAATAGCTGCCCACCTAAGACAACACGGTTATTCTGTTCAGGTTATCGATTTCATAGACTATTTTGATCTTGACGAATTGGCAAACATCTTAGATCAAGTCACAGGAAGCAATACATTAGCTTTATGTGTGAGCACTAGTTTTTTAAAAACTGTCACGAAAGACATCATTGTAGATTCAACTTATAAGAAATTAAGACAAGTTTCTCCTGCTACTCGATCTATAATTGAAACTTATCGAGATCGACATCCTTCGGTAAAAATAGTTGGTGGTGGAGCCAACGTTTTTTGGTATAAGGAAGACACACTATTTGACACAGTTATAACAGGATACGGAGAAAATGCAATTCTCGATTACATTGATTCTTTAAAAAATAAACAAAAAAGAATCTACACAAGATATAAAAATATTGATTTGATCAATGGTGATAAAAATCTGCCTGATATTCAGCATATGGAACATCATTGGGCAATTAACGATTGCATCATTCCGGGAGAAACTCTGCCTATAGAAATTTCAAGAGGTTGTATTTTCAACTGTCGATTTTGTTCTTATCCCCTTAACGGAAAAAAGAAATTTGATTATCTGCGAGATCCCGAATATATTAAAGATGAGATGATCAGAAATTATGAAATGTTCGGCACTACAAATTATATGTTCAGTGACGATACTTTTAATGATAGTACGTACAAATTAGAACAGTTACATAAAGTTTTTACGTCGTTGCCTTTTAAAATAAAATTTGTGTCTTACCTGAGATTAGATTTATTGTATGCTCATCAAGAACAAATACAACTATTAAAAGAAATGGGTTTAGGATCGGCTGGTTTCGGTATAGAAAGTCTAAAACCAAAAACTGCTAAATTTATCGGTAAGGGATTAGCAGAAGATAAAGTCAAAGATTTTTTGCCTAAACTTTATTACGATTATTGGAACGAAGAAATATCAGTAATTTGCTCTTTTATAGTAGGGCTTCCGTACGAAACAGCAGAAGAAGTTGAAGAAAGTTTTAAATGGATACAAAGCGTAGGAATTAATTCAATATGGATGCCATTGGCTATTACTCCTAGCAATTTTTATCTCAGCGAAATAGATAAAAATTATGAAAAATATGGATATGTTTTAGGTGAAGAAATAGGTTATTGGAAAAGTCCTTTAATGGATAGGAAAAAGGCTGAGGAAATAGCATTGAGATTTAGTAAAGAAGCCAGCTCAGTAGGAACAATTAATTCTTGGTACTTATTTTTAATGCTGAGTTACGGTCTGAATAGTTTCGAAGAACTTAAAAAATTAAAATGGTCTGAATTAGATATTAAGAAATATTCTCATAGAAAAGAACAACTAATTCAAGAATATAAAAGATTGTTAGCAGAATCCATAAAATGATAGATACTTACAAAACTGTCGATAATTTTGACTTAGATTGGCAACATTTAAGAGACACAGCCAAGCAAGATAAAGATCATTTGCTATGGGAAAATTATCAGGATTTTAATTTAGAAACTTACGATCACATGATTGTGAACGTTAGAGACGGAACTCCTGCTGCATTTCACGGTATTTACAATAATGGTCGATGGCCCAACAATGTGGCCAGATTTTGTAATCGAGCCTATATAAATCCTCATTTCAGAAAATTGGGACAGGGGCTGGAAATAACTTACAAAAATATAAAATATGTTTTGGACAATTATGAAAATTGGGGCAAAGACATATTGTTTATTTCCCGAGGAGTTCAATATGACAATGCTGAGATTACCTGGAAAAAATTTCAAAAATTCTGTCAATTTTTACTAGAAAAAACAAACTATAATTTAATTTACGACGATAAGCTCTACCAATGTTGCCCTAATTTATGTAAGGATTGTTTCCAATTTTGCGTATGGTATGATCCAAAAAATCTCAAAAAACATCTAAATATACACAGTATTAGTATTGATCAATGGGCTCGTTTACCCTGAGCCTAGATTACTTTATCTGGCATAAATAATACAATAAGAGATAGCACCAGGAGTCGACTACTATGCCTTTACAAATTCGCAGAGGAACCACAGCGGAAAGAACATCAATTAGGCCCGTTATAGGCGAGTTGATCTACGACAGTACTTTAAAGCAGGTTTTTGTAGGTGATAGCACAGACGGCGGAATTACAGGTACCCTTGGAGGAAATACAGTATCATCCTTTGGAATTGAGGATGCTCAAGATGCTATTAGAGATCTTTTTAACGCTGGAACCCATACTGGAATATCATTTTCCTACGACGATGCATCGAACAGGATTTCAGCTACAGTTGGCGGCGGAGTAGTCGTTTTAGATATCAAGGGTTCCGTATTTACAGATGATACAAGTACAGTTCTAGTAGACGCTGTGCTAGGGGCTATAAATCTTGATAATACTATTAGAAGTAATGTAATTCCTTACGTAGATTCTACTTATGATCTAGGTAGTGCGTCAAAGCGTTTTAAGGATCTTTATCTAAGCGGATCTAGTTTATATGTAGGTAATGCGGTAATTACAGCCACAGGATCTGCAATTAATTTGCCAGCAGGATCAACAGTGGGCGGAGTTGCTATTGGATCAGGCGGAACTGGCGACGGCGTTGTTGCTGGAATGAACTACAATATTAATATCGTAGGCGACGATAGTACATTAATCGTCAATGCAACGAACAGATCTGTAACAGCAGCCGGTGGGTTCACAGGCAATTTAACAGGTAACGTTACTGGAAATATCAGCGGAGTAATTACCGGTACTGCAGGATCCAATATAACTGGCAGCGTATTCGCTACTGATGCTAGTTTAATGCTCAATGGTAGTGCTAAACAAGTAACTGCGGCCGGTGGATTTTTTGGAGATGTTACCGGAGATCTAGTAGGAAACGTTCAAGGAAATACCACAGGTTATCACACAGGTGATGTGAGGGGCTCTGTGGTCGCAGACGATTCAACTATGTTAGTAGATGGTGTTTCTGGTAGAATTGTGGGACCTGTAACTGGAAATTCCATTACTTCTTCCGGTGCTACCGTTCTTAATACAACATCAAAGACCGCTACATTAGCACAGATAAATTTAGAAGGCACCGGTCTGCTATTTGGTACCACAATGACTGTGTTAACGTCATTGAATAATTTTCTTACAGAATCATATAGTGCTGGCGGTGATCCTTTTGTTAATATCTATAGCGGTCATGGATCTGCAGCAGGCACAGGCGAAGTATCACTAACACGAAGCAGAGGTACTTTGATATCTCCTTCCGCTGTTCAAAACAACGACGAATTAGGACATTTTGTCTTTACCGGTCACGACGGATCTAACTTTTCAACATCTAGTAGAATTATATGTTATGTAGACGGTGCAGTAAGCACAGCTACTATACCATCGAGAATTGCGTTCAGCGTCACTAACAGCACAGGAACAGAAGCTACTAAACTAACTATTAAGAGTTCGGCAGTAGAATTTGCAGTACCTCCTAAACTTCCAGTAGTTGCAGATGACACAGCTCGTACAGCGTTAGTAGCATCTCCGTCTGCAGGAATGTTAATCTTTATGCAGAGCGGGACAACTCCGGCAGCCACAAATGTAGTTCAGGTGTATGACGGCAGTAACTGGGTTAACTTACATTAAACACTGACATATCTTTAATAAAATAAGGCATGGTTTGTAATAGATCATGCCTTTCTTTACTTTTAGGTATGCATAGACCGCAGCCACAAAGATCGTTAGGGCATTGTATTATAGGCATTTGTTTGCTTACTAATCTGTCTCGAAGATCTGTTATCACAGACTCCCAGTCTGAAGTTTTTCCTATAGAACCTCTGGTACTGTCTAGTTTGGCCTGACAGGTTTGATGATGATATATCAATTCATTCTGTTGATCGATATGTAAAAAATACCAATTCACTGCACAACTCCATCCTTTGAAGTTTCTGTAATTAACTGATTTAGTTATTTCTTCTGTGTCACCATTACAAATCTTGAAGCTTCTTCCGCCGCAACACGGTCTGTGTAACGGCCCGACGTCGATATTCCAAAAATCTTTGAGCCAATCTTTTTGTTCTTGAGTATATAGATGTCCCTGACTGAACGGACTGGTGGGATTTTCTCCTATTAATCTAGGAATGAAATTAACATTATTTTCTTTTAACCAATCACATAGATCTTTACACTCATCAAAAAAATTAAAATGAAACATAACATTGACTTTCATTTTAATTCCACTGTTTTTAAATTGTATAATCCGTTCTTTTACCTGTTTTTTGAGTTTAGAATCTACTTCGGCGTGATAACTTATTGTTACGTGATCGTAGTTCTTAATTATTCCATCTGCTATCTTAGAAGACATTGCACCGTTGGTCGTAACATCTAACCAAAGATCGATATCCTTATCAAGTTTTTCTATTTTTTTAAAATTAATATATTCTGAAAATTCTAAAAAGTGTGGGTTTACAGTCGGCTCGCCTCCTGTGAAACTTAAATGATATTGTTTATTAACTTTGTATTGAGATAGAAGATTGATATATTCAAAAACAAAATCTGCATTACTTTTCAAACTATCTAAACTTGCATGAGGACTAAAATTGTCGTGCCGGTGACTAGGGCAATAACTACAATCATAATTACACCTGCGCCCCATATCCCAAGTTATTACAAATGAATCTTGGTTGACGGGTTTTATTGAAAAGAATTTAGTCATTGTTTACTCTAAGTATAAATTGATCTTTTGGTTTTGAAAATCCAGTCTTTCCACACACCCGAGCACAGGTGTATAATTTTTTCGAAGACCAATATTCTTCCCAGATACGTTGCCATCTATCATCATTTATAATTTCTTTTATAGAATATTTTAAAGCTGACAATCTTTCTATACCACCCAATGCATTTGTTAAATCGTAGTATTGTTCTAAAGTTTTGTCATAAAAATTATTAACATAAGTCTGTACAATATCTAAATGGGTATTCTTTGGTGAATAATTATAGGGTGCCGAAGCTAGAAAACAGCAAGGAAATACGTTCTTATGAGCATCGATATAAATTTCTTTTGCATCTAAAACATAACAATTTATTTCGCTTTGCTTTAAAATTTTTTCGTAATTAATTATACTGTCTGCGTTTATTAAAGAAACTTTATTATCTGTTGGAGGTTCGAGATAATAAATGGTATCTCCTTTTTCATCAACTACATTGAATCGATCGCTGCCGACGAATCTGGTCGTATTTTTTACTGTGAATCTTTTGAATCCTATTTTTTTACTGCGCATCTCTGCTTCCGATGCTTGATGTTCATTGTGTTTAAATTTAATAAATGCCCAGTCGGCGATCCCACCTTCCTCAATAAATGCTCTGGCATTGTTTATAACGTTCTCGTAGGTTGTGCCTATTCTATATATGTGATGGGTATCTTCTAACCCGTCAATGGCAAAGACAACTGTATGATTTATCGGTAGGCAATGAAACAATTCCTTCCACCAAGAAGTTGTTCTGGCGCCACCATTTGTATGAATTCTTACTTCAATGTTTGGTGCATTATCTTTAATAAATGAACACATACGAAGAAGGTCATTGTTCATTATAGGATCACCGAAGTTACCACAAAAATACACTAATCGTATCTGTGATAATGTTTCTGTATCAAATATTTTTTCAAAATCGTCAAAAGTCCAATCAGCAATTTTCAAATTTTCATTGGTTATGCCGCCATGATACTTGCGAGGACACATTGGACAAGATGCCTGACATCTGTTACTGATTTCTAAATGTACTGTGTTGAGTTCTTTAAATTGAAACATAGCCTATGATCATGAATCTTTTATATAGCGGAAAATCTAATTCTCCCGCATATAATATATAATTTAAACCACTTTGTTGTTTAAATTCTTCAAGGTTGTTAGATATTCTTACGTGTTCAGCGATATTATAATTATTACTTTGTAACACTATCAAAGAATCATCGGGAACGCTTGCCAACCATAAATCGTATTGTTCTTGGGTGATATGTTCACAACTCGTATTGATAACAACATCAGCTTGACTTTTTTCGTTACACATATCAGCAGTCACAGCATTAAATCGACCTTGTATCTCTTCTTTTTTATTCATAGTTGCTGCGATAGATTCGCAGGAAGGATCAATGTCAATACTACGAATAGTAGTAACTGGTATATCGCTTTGAAACAACATACTGGCTAGAACCCCTACCCAACCGCCGTAGATATCAAAACTGCTTTCGAAATGTACATAATTTTTAAGATGATCTATCAACCACTCTTTGCTGTTCATCTGGCCTTGCCAAAACGCATCAAGGGTTCTTTTTGGATCCGAACTTTCTCTTATAGCACACATCCAATAGTGTAAATGTTCTGTATCAATTTTCATATATAGGTATAATTTTTTTTGGAGCTTCTTTCCATTTTGTTAACACCGCTTCTCCGGCACAAGAACATATATTCCTTTCACAGATTACTGGCTGTAATACGGGATTAAATTTCTCTGGAAGATCCGGATCATTGATGTTAAAGTAATTGTCAATACCATAGAGTTTAGCTTTACAGGTTCCTGTAATCTCTCCTTTTCTATTAATAGAAATCCAATTGATCCCGATAGTACATTTCCAACCGAGAAATTTGTTTAATTTTCTTAAAATAAAATATTGATCAGTTCTTGTTTTTTCTTTTGTACCGTCGTCGAAAATTGCTGTGTATGTGGGCAACATAGCAAACTCGATAAGATATTTTATAATATGCTTCAACGAGGGCAATCGTTTACGAGTAGTTTTTAAATATTTTAATTGTTCTTCATCATAATCTACAACACCATCGATGTTTATTGGCTTAGCCATTACCGTAAACTTCTTCTTCGTTGAAGTGAGTTTATCGATCATCGACCGACATTTGTCCCAAGCATTACGATCCATTAATACTGTTGTGATTACTAAAACATTCTTATCTAATAAAATTTCAGCTACTTTTTGAACATGATCTAAGTCTACTCTTTCGTGATGAACACTTATGCTAACCATACTAAAATAGTGACCATATTCTTTCCACCATCTGACAGTTCTAGAACCGTTGGTTTGTACAGTGATATTGAGTTTTTTCTTTTTTCTATCAAACTTAGTATTCTCACAGAGATACTGTGTTAGTTCTCCTAGATGCTTCCACAATGTAGGTTCGCCACCTAGATAATTTAATTGAATGCTATCTATGCCGTTTTCAAAATAAAATTCTATTATCCTAGATAAATTTTTCTTCACTATATCTAGTTCTGGCCAAGGAGAATCTCCATCATTACATCCCGGAAAACAATACCAACATTTGTAATTACAAATATTGCTGAGCTCGTACTGAATCTTTAAAGTCTTTGATCCGCTGTTTTTTATTTCTATCAGCTGTTTCATAGCAAATGATCCAATTCTGGAAAAATTCTTTTAGCGTCTGTATTACGAATCGAGTCTAAATTTTTAACATATTCTTTAAAGTCTGGAACTAGATGGCTATGATCTTCTGCTTCTACAAACTTTAGAATACTTTCCCAACGATTCCATCCATTGGGATTATGTTTCCAGAAGTCATCATCCTGGCGATAGTTATCCCATAACCATTGTTTAAATTCTATAAAATCTTTTCGTAACTGTTCTTTATCGGCTTTAGGGAGAATTCGTGCAGAGAGAAAAGTGGGAATATATAACATATGCATATTCAGTATCCCACCTCCTGCTTCAATATCAAACACTTCGAATAAATTTATCTTCTTAAATTTTTTCAATATCTTCCATTTAGCGAAATCTATAATATGTTTGATGTTGAATATTTGAACTGCACAGGCAATACCTACTTTGATATTATCTGGGGTATTATCTAATTTTATTAGAGCAGATTCAGTTTCCTGCCAACTCACCGGATATCTAATATAATGATTTCGATCTTCGAGAGCATCTATGCTAAATGCGAATCTAACTTCTTTGAATTTTGACCAAATGTCAATAATATTATCATCTACTAATACACCGTTTGAATTGTATCGAACCGTGATGTTGTCGGCATATCCTCGACGAATGATCTCTTCTAAAAAATTCTTGTGTTCTTTAATCATCAAAGGTTCACCGCCTGCAAAATACAGTTGGCGAATGTTAGGAATTTGATCGAATATTTCTTCCCATAGTTCTGGTTTTTCGTACCAATAATTGTCAAACGAGTTCTTATCCCAAGACATCTGGTGCAAAACAATTTTACTCTCTGTAGATTTTATCAATTGATCGTGATCTTGTACCCATCTACTACTGTCGTGCGGACTACACATAACACATTTTAAATTACAGGTATGACCTAATCGTAGATCTAGGTATCTGATTGTAGGAGGAACCTCTCCATCCTGAGTTGTTTCTTTTACCAATTGATCTATTTCTAATTTTTCTTCATTCCAATAATATGTTTCCCAAATCCTTTTGCTGACAATACCTTTAGATTCTTCTTCGAAACATTTAAAACAGCTTAACGGAATTTTTCCTTCCAGCATAGTTTTTCTAACATCTCGCATATACTTGTTATTCCAGGCACTTTGTAGAGATTCTTTTCCGAAGTTAGCCGGCATACCATTTTCTTTTTTTACCAAGCCAGCATCCATTATTCCGTTAGTGGCCTGACTAGCATTAGAACCGCAGCAAAGTCGAGCATCTCCATTTGGACGAGTGGCTACGTGGATCCAAGGTAAAATACAGAATGTTTTAGATCCAGTTTTTTGCTCAATGATTTCTATAAATTTTTTTGTTTTTTCAGACACGACTAAACCTTATTATGTTTTGCATTTTATTTTAGGTATTTTGCTATCTGCTGAACTTACACAACTGGGTGTTATACAAGGTTTAGCTTCTTTAAATAAATCAAACCCGTTAGTCAATGTTCCTAATGGTAGATCATGACAGCTGTAACTTCTTTTTACTTCATCACTACGTATTATAACACTTTGGTATCCGGAATTACAATGCCAACCTTTAAACTTATTAAAGTCGAACGCATTAAATCGTTCTGCTTGATCAAACAGATATTCTTGATTATTGTGATCATAGAGAGATATTTGATATATTTCTTCTCCGTCGGCCTGCTGAGGAAAACCTATTTGCATTAGATGAATCATCTCCTCTGTATATCCTTCTACCACCTGACTGGCTGTGGGATCACTTTGAGGTTTCAGTGTTATATTAATACCTCGTTTGTGTAACCGTTCGCAGCGTTCATAGAGTTCATAAAATTTTTCCGGAACCATTACCTGGTTAACAGTTACATGAACAGTATCGTACATTAATTGAAGACATTTATCGCCAAATTCTTGTTCTTTAGCGAACTCTGAGTGATAACTTGCAGTTATACTTCTTCTCTGCAGATTAGAAGTGATGTTCGCCCAATTTTTCCACCACTTAGATCCGGGACTGAGATTAGTAGTCATATGTATACTTTGATAAGGAGTGTCACTTCCGTCATCTAAATATCTAATCAAATCTGGTAATTGTTTAAAGGCAGTGGGTTCGCCGCCACTGAAGCTCCAATGAAACTGTGTGAACCCGTTACTTCTAGCTTGGCTTTTAATTTGGTCTACGGTATTCTTATATGTTTCAAAGGTCTGATAATCAATCCTATCTGATCTTGCATAAGGCCAACAGTAAGAACAATTATAATTACAAAATCTTCCTAATATCCAACTTACAGAGAACAAAGGTCTTTCTAACATAGTTCTCTGTCCAAATTTAATTATATTTTGAAAGGGTATTTTTTGAAAGTCGTGTGTCATAAACTGCTATTATTTAACCTATCATATATTGTATTTTTAAGATTAAGGTTATATAATATACTTGTGGTCGTGAGTGGAATAGGCAGACCTCCCGCTCGACTCATAGTCGAGAATGGGGACGGGGCGCTGAGTATAACTCGCAGCCTTTGTAGGTTCGAAACCTACCGACCACACCAAATTCTAGAATAAGTAGAATAACATAACTTAAAGGAAACAATTATGTCAAATACAGTAGAACAACTAAAAGCAGACTTCGAAACATTTTTAGCAGAAGATGCAAAGTTTACAGCAGGTAACTCGGCAGCAGGTACTCGTGCTCGTAAAGCCCTACAAGAAGTAGCAAAGAGTGTAAAGGCTCGCCGTAACGAAATCACTGCAGAGAAGAACGCTCGCAAAGAAGCAAAAGTAACAAAGGCCTAATATGGACGATAAGGATAATTACATCCTTAGCGGTAGCGGAACTGACAGCATCACAGTCACTGATACAATAACTTTGGATCTTGACATGGGCGCTGTCGGTGCAGCTCTGGAACTGGATGGTGTACAAACTATCACCTTGGATGATTTAAATATGACTTCATCGACTATAACTTTACCATCCTCAACCTATACAATTGGTGGCGGTGGCGGAGGAGTGTACACAACAAACGGGACTAGTGGTTACACTTGGACTCAAAATTATGCTGCACCTACCGTAAACATAGACACTGATGGTGTTAATATAAAAGAAGGTGGCGATCTTAAAATTGGTAATGTTAGTCTTAAAGATTTTATCTCAAAGATGGAGCAAAGATTAGCTATCCTGGTTCCTGATCCAGAAAAACTTGAAAAGTTCGAAGCTCTCAAAAAAGCCTACGAACATTATAAAACAATGGAATCATTGTGTTTCCCAGACGAGAAAGAAGAGAAAGATGAATGTTAAACTGGTATCCTATTCACAACCCACAGCAGAATTTGCCGGATTGGGTGTCGACGATGCACAAGAACTCATTGCGTATTGCGCCCGTGTCAGCAATCCCAGCAACCAGCTCAATACAGAGACATCAGAGAAGCTTATTCGATATCTTGTTAAACACGCACACTGGAGTCCCTTGGAGATGGTTTCGGCCTGTGTTGAAATCACCACCACCAGAGACATTGCCCGACAGATTCTACGACACAGAAGTTTTTCCTTCCAAGAGTTTAGTCAACGATACGCTGATCCTACAAAAGATCTTAACTTCATCACTAGAGAAGCAAGGTTGCAGGACACCAGAAACAGACAAAATTCTGTCGAATTGGACATGGCAGACCCTGAGCAGAGAGAGCTTGCACGTCTATGGGAAGAAAAACAACAGGCTGTTATTAGAGCCGCTCGAGAAGCCTACACTTGGGCTGTGTCGAACGGCCTAGCCAAAGAACAGGCTCGAAGTGTTCTTCCAGAAGGCAATATAGAAAGTAAACTTTATATGAACGGCACACTTCGTTCATGGGTACATTTTATCGAATTGCGATCAGCCAATGGTACACAGAAAGAACATCAGTTAGTAGCACTGGCTTGTGCCAAAGCTATTGCTGCAATCTTTCCGATGACTGAAAGTCTAGTGACAAAATGAAAACTGCTGTAGTCATTCCTGCAAGGTTAGACAGCACAAGATTTCCTAATAAAATGCTCTGCGATGTTGGAGGTCAAACTCTTATACGCAGAGTATATGACCAGTGTTTGAAAACAGGGTTTGATGTTTACGTTGCTACGGACAGCCAGGAGATTGCTGACCAAGTAGACAATGCTATCTTTGCCTATGACTGTGAAAATGGTACTGCACGTATCGCAGAAGCCTACAAACAAATGCCACATTACGATTGTATTATTAATGTACAAGGTGATATGGTCGTTGTTCCTGTAGAAGATGTTCTTAAACTGCCAGCATTGTTAGATATGCACGATGTTGCTACACTGAAACATCCAATGACTGCCGAACAACAATACGATCCGAACACTGTCAAAGTAATCTCTAGTGGGGATGAAGCACATTGGTTTTGTCGTGCGCCGTTGAAATACGGTGATTGGCATTATGG